AGAAAGTTTATCAGTACTAAAGGAGCATAATGTTCATGCTAGTGAATACAGCAGTGTTGGTCTTGATTATGATTACTATGTTGATAACAGCGGCACAGTAGACGAACTACATCGCAAGATCGACTCAATAATCAACTTGTAAATCGCCCCTTTTCCAAGTTACTTCTTTTCGTTTTACAACTTCAACACAGTTAAGACATATTGTTCTAAGGTTACTAAAGTTTGTATTTTTTAGGCTACCGTCTATAAAAAATACAGTCATTTGAGTTGGGTATATGCTTTGAAACCCGCATATATCGCATTTTGATTTCTTTTTATACCCTGCTTTTTCCCAAGCAAGTGGCTTTGTTTTGTTTTTAGGCTTCTTTTTACCGCAATGGTCACAAAGACTTCTATAGTGGGTAACACCGTCACGGATGTAATTAATCGCCCTATAATTCTTATTACACTCACTACACATAGGTCTAGATATAGGCATAATGTTATTTAGTGACATACCTTCGAAGGTTTGCTAAAGACTACTTTTTTGTAATTTGTTATAAATAATATTAAGCATTTAGGGTTGTTACCCTCAAAATATAACATATAGGAAAAACGAAAATGGCACTTACATCACCTGGCGTAGAAGTTACAATTATTGACCAAAGTCAATATGCCCCAGCTCAAATCGGATCCGTCCCACTAGTTGTTTTTGCAACTTCTAGTGATAAAGCAAACCCCAATGACGTAGGGGTAGCAGTAGGTACAACCGCTGCTAATGCAGGAAAATTATACCAAGTAACAAGTCAGCGTGATCTTGTTTCTATATACGGTACACCATTCTTTTATGAAGATGCAAATGGTACTCCAATTCAGGGTTATGAACTTAATGAATATGGACTATTAGCAGCATATTCTGCCTTAGGTGTTACAAATCGTGTATACTGCTTACGTGCCGATATTGATTTATCAAGTTTAGTAGGTCAAACAGGTCGCCCAGCTGGTGAACCAGACAACGGTGCATATTGGTTAGACACTACATTAACTAACTGGGGTTTATACGAATTTAATGCAACAACAGGACAATTTGTATTACAAAATCCTTTAGTAATTACTGATGCTGACAATGTAGTTGGTGGCTTCCCAGCAGGATTTTTAGGATCAGTTGGCAGTTATGCTGTTATCGCATTAGAAATGACAGGTGTGCCAAGTGCTACTACATCACAACAATTCTTCTATAAAAACTATCTTAATGAATGGGTAGTGATAGGTTCACATGAATGGTTTCAAAGCATTCCAACAATCACGGGTTCAAATTCAAACCCAACGTTGACAGCAGGTCAAACTTTCACATTGACAATAGCAGATCAAGCTTCCAATACTGAAACAGTGACAATCACAGTTCCTGGTTTCGGTTCTAACAATGTCACTGGTGTTGCTAACGAAATCAATAATTTAGGATGGCAACATTTGACTGCTAGCGTAAACTCAGCAGGTAGACTATTAATTTATAGCGAAGGCTATTTAATAGTCGGTACTGGTACAGGTACTGTATTAACAGACTTAGGTATCGATGCTCAAACATATTATGGTCCTAAATTCCAATATGGTACATCATCACAACAACCACTCTGGCAAGCTGGTCAAACACAGCCTCATCCTAGTGGCTCAGTATGGTTGAAAGTTGGAAGTGCAGGAAATGGTTTTGCTCCAGTAATGTCAGAATATAATAGTACTGTCGATGCGTGGGTAGCAAAAAATATCGTTTCTGCAACAGGTGATGCATCTGTAATTAACACTTTAGATGCTACAGGTGGACAAGCAATTCCTGCAGGAACAGTATACGCACAGTACGGTTACAATCTAAACATGTCAGCTGGCAGTTTCTTAGGTCCAATTTACTTTTGGGAACGTATCGCTACAGGTCCAACTGTAGTAACTGGTACTAATACAAGTCCTAACTTTAATGCAGGCCCATATACAGCTAAAGTTTTTATCACTACTCCTAATTCATCAGCATGGACTGGTCCATATGAAATTACACTAGCTGATAATACATTTGCTGAAGAATTTGTAGAAGCATGGCAGTTGGCAAGCATTCCTTATACAACTGCTGAAGTTACTACAGATGGTTCGATTCAAATCACTCATACACTAGGTGGAAGCATTAGAATTAATGACGTAAATTCTGCTACTGGTCTATCAAACGGTCTACTAGAAGAAGCAGGATTTGTTGCAGGTGTAACAACAGGATGTAAGCCTGGATATGTAGTGTATAATAGTTTTGATGTCGCACAAGCAAGCACATCATCTGTAGCAGGTGCCGGTCTACAGATTACTGCTCAAGTATATCAGAGCATAGACTATCAAATCACAACTATTAATTCAGGCGGCACAAACTATGTTGTTGGTGATACAGTAACATTTGCAGGCACTGATCTAGGCGGTACTAGTGCAAACGATCTTGAAATTGTTGTCACAAGCGTGGGTGCTGGTGGCGAAGTATTAGGATTAGTATTATCAAGTGGTGAAAACAATACTCCTGCATATCACTACGAAGTTATGTTAAGTAACTGGGTAGAATTCAGTTATACTGCAAATGAAGGAGCACCAACAGAAGTTCCAGCAAATAATACAAATTGGTATTACAGCGTAGTTGATGAATGCGATATCATGATCAACACATCAACAGGCTGGAAGGGTTATCGTAATGTCAATTTCGACAGCAATGGTTTCCCACTACCAAGCGGTACAAACACAACTGATCCAGAAGGTCCAATTGTAAGTGCAAGCGAACCAACTACTCAATCAGATGGATCAGCTTTAGCATATGGTGATTTATGGGTAGACACTAGTGCAGCAGCACTTGAAAATTATCCAGTAATCAGCCGTTGGCAAAATGTTGACGGTGAAGATCAGTGGGTGTTGATCAATAATTCAGATCAAACAAGCCCAGCTGGTATAGTATTTGCTGACGCTCGTTGGTCAAGCAATCAAAATACTATCAACCCAGCAAACGATCCTATTCCAACAATCAAGTCATTGTTGTCAAGCAATAACTTAGACTTGGATGCACCAAACAAATCATTGTATCCAGTAGGATGCTTGTTGTTCAATACTCGTCGTAGCGGTAATAACGTCAAGCAGTTTAGAAGTAATTACTTCAATGCAACTGCATTCCCAGACGAAACATTACCAACAATTCGCAGTACTTGGGTAAGCGTATCAGGTCTACAATCAAACGGTGCTCCTTACATGGGTCGCAAGGCTCAGAGAGCAATGGTTGTACAAGCATTACGTGCAGTATTAGCAACTAATACAGCAATACGTGATGAAGATAACTTCTTTAACTTGATGGCAACACCAAATTATCCAGAATGTCAAGCAGGAATGATTGAACTAAATGGAGCACGTGGTGAAACTTGCTATATCTTAGGTGACACTCCAATGCGTCTACCTGAACAAGCAACAGATATTCAAGCATGGGCAACTAATGCTGCTGGTGCAACAAGTACAGGTGAAGATGGATTAGTAACTCGCAACACTTACATGGGCTTGTTCTATCCAAGCGGATTAACAACAGACTTAAACGGCAATGAAGTTGCTGTTCCAGCAAGTCACATGATGCTACGCACATTCTTGCGTAATGACACGATTGCTTATCCTTGGTTCGCAGCAGCAGGTGTACGCAGAGGTGTCATTGATAATGCATTGAGCATTGGTTATTTAGATAGTACAACAGGTGAGTTTATCTCAACTAAGACACGTATAGGCATACGTGATGTTCTATACACTAACTTCATCAACCCACTAGTATTCTTTACTGGTAACGGCTTGTTGAACTATGGTAACAAGACATCATTCAATAGTCAAAGTGCGTTGGATAGAACTAACGTAGCAAGACTAGTAGCATACATTCGTCGTCAATTGACGCTAGCAGCAAGACCATTCGTCTTTGAGCCAAACGATACTACAACTCGTCAAGAGATTTCAGGTGTCGTTGAATCATTGATGCTTGACTTGATTGCTAAGAGAGGCATCTATGATTACTTAGTTGTTTGCGATGAGTCAAATAACACACCAGCAAGAATTGATCGTAATGAGTTGTGGATCGACGTTGCAATTGAACCAGTCAAGGCAGCAGAATTTATCTATATCCCAGTACGTATCTTGAATACGGGTGAAATAGGCAATCAAGGATAATTATAGTAATAAATAGAATTACGGAGAAATATTAAAATGTCAGCATTATCACTAAACAAAATGTCAGTAGCCGGTAGTGACGGAGGTACTGGAAACCAAGGCTTATTAATGCCTAAACTACAATATCGCTTTAGAGTTAAATTTCTAAATTTCGGTGTAGATACTTTAGGAGGTTTAAGTCTTACTAGACAGATCGTTGACATAGCAAGACCAACTGTGCAATGGGATCAGGTAACATTACCAGTATATAACAGCACAGTCAAGTTAGCAGGTAAGCATCAGTGGACTGATATTACTTGTACAATACGTGACGAAGCAACTGGTGAAGTTGCTAAGGCTGTTGGTCAGCAGTTACAAAAGCAATTAGATTTCTTAGAACAAGCATCAGCCGCAGCAGGTCAAGACTATAAGTTCCAAACTAATATTGAAATATTAGATGGTGGTAATGGTGTAGCCGCTCCAGTAGTGCTTGAAACATGGGAACTATATGGTTGCTGGGTAAAGACTGCTAACTATCAAACATTGAACTATGGACAAAGCGATGCGTTAACTATTCAGTTAACAATTTGTTATGACAACGCACTACAGACACCAATCGGCAGTGGCGTAGGTTCAACAGTAGG